CTAAAGATACTATTCTCGCGGCGATACTGTCGGCGCAAGTCAGACGTGTCACGCCCCGCGCCCTCTAATTCATTTAGAAGCCCGTCGAACTGGTCACGCGGTAGCGCAAAGATGTCCAATACGCGGTCAGCCATTAAAACGGTCCCTGACGCATTTGTGGGGCCATTGGCGGCAAGATACCTGCCGCGACCATTTCCTGATACAGCGCCTCAAGCTCGTTAAGCGATGCGGTTTGCACTTGCGGGGTTGTGATGCCTTGGGAAACGGGCGGCTGTTGTGGCTGGCCCTGCATTGGCGTGCCTTGTGGCATCATTTGCGGCGCTTGTGCCATTTGCCCCATGCCTTGCGGTCGTTGCTGCGGTGCGATCCGGTTAAGCGATCCGCGCGGCGAAAACAGCGAGTTGGCGATGTCGGACAACAGCCCGCCGCCTTGAAACTTATCACCACCAGCGCCAGCGCCACCGCCGTTAATCATATCCATGAAGTCGAGAAACTGTGCCATAAATGCCCCTTTCGTTGCAAACATAACACAGCTTGGGGTTAATGGCTATTGCTTATGCTATGCCTTGAATGTTGCGGCGCAGGGGCTTGCGCTTGTTCGTCGTGCTGGCCCGCTCTGCATATACGGCAACCAAGCCAAACGCATCAGCCGCGTGTGACGCCCAATCATGCACCGGACCCAAGCCCACGCCCCGCACGTCGTCAACCTTCTGGCGATACGCGCCCAACGCAAGACGCCCGCTTTCTGTCGTGTCTTCATTAAACCTACAACGCGGCAACATAGCCCGCACCGCATCAATCCGCAGCAATGCAGCGCCCTTGCCCTGATTGGTCACAACGTCAGTCGTGAATCCCGCGCGGCCCAGAAAGCCCTGCGGCGTGATTGTGTGAACAAAGTCGTGCTTGCGCCCGTCATGCGGCAGGATGCACACCGCGTCTTCATATCCGTTAGAGCGCAGCCAATGAACGTGGTCGTCGAACGCTTGTCCGATTGCCTCGTAGTAATTCAGCACGCGCACCTCATCGCCTATGAATTGCACGATCCAGATTGATGTGGCGTCTGCCGCGTTGGACGTGCTGCCGATGTCCCAGATAGCGTATATCTTGACCAGCCCGTCGCGCGACACGTTGCCGATGCGACCGCTTAGTTGCGCCTCATTCAATCGGCTGGCGAAGTATGCGCCTTCGGTTACGCTCTGATACTCGCCCTCATAGATATGACCGTAACGCTCTGGCGACATAGCCATGACATCGAGGCGTTCGTCCTCAAGCGTGCTTGGCAACCAAGGATTGTCTGACCAGTTAGCGCGCACAACAACGGAACCCTTGGGCGTCTTGTCACTGCGCAGCATCATGTCAATCGCATCAGTGGGCAGCGACGGGTTCCAGCTTGCCCATATCTCCGAGCCTTCGGACCGGATCGTTGGGCGCAGCAATGTCAGCGAACGCTCAGACACCGATTGCGCTTCTTCGATCCATGCGCGGTGGAAATCCTCAAGCGACTTAACGCTGTCCGCCGTGTGGTCTTGCAAGCCGTTAAAAATCATTACGCCGTCGCCGGGTAGTTCTATCTGTTCGCGGTAGACCCTAAACCCCTGCGCCTCACCTAGCCCAAAGTCGATCAGCTTTTGCTCAATCAGGGACTTAGCCGAGAACTTTAGGGACTTCTGGACCTCACGCAGACACACCATGCGCAAGCCGGTGCCGTGGTCGCCCTTAAATCGCAGCGCGTCCTCGATAGCCATCCCGCCAAAGAAATGCGACTTGCCAGACCCACGACCACCCCACGCGCCTTTATAGCGTGCAGGGTGTAGCAATGGCTCAAAAACCGCTGCTGTTGGGATGCGTAAGTCGCGCGTCATTTAGGGCTTTGTTTTCTTCGGCACCACCAACTCACGGATAATCTTTGTTGGCGTCATGCTGCCGTCGCTGCTGGTTGAGTCAACGTATTGCTTAGGCGTTCCATGCGCTCGGTCTTCGCTCTGCTTGAACAGGTTTAACGTGCCTGTGGATAGCAACAAAGCATAGTCATCATCGGTAAATTCGTCGGCCTGAAACTTAGCCTGCATTGAGGTTAGTATTTTTAGGCGCATTTTAGCGGATATTTCAGCCGCCTTTAGTTCGTTTGCGCGTTGAGCCTTGGTCTTGCCGCCGGGGTTTCCCGACACGCCTTTTACAAACTGTGTAGCCTCGCGGCCTTTCTTCTCTGCCATACCGTCCTCGCGTCCAGTGGCTTAATCGCCCTTGTGCTTTTGGGATATTACATGGTTTTGGTCGGCGTGTCTATCTCCCACGTAATGAGGTTAATCAGGTTGTTTTCTTATCCATTGGCTTTGTCCATGTCTGGTGGTTGTGGAAGTGGCATCCAGTGGGTTGGCTCAAAGTGCAACAGTGGCTCAAGCACCATAGAGCAATAGACTACCCATCCCTCCTCGATGTCCCACCATTGCGCACATTGTGCAAAAATACCAAGCGGCTCTATGCGGTTTCCATCTGCGTCGAATGCACGGCAAAGCAGTATTTGCATCCCGTCCTTAGGCGCTGTCTCTATCGGTTGCCATTGGTTCTGTGTCATGTGTTTTCCTTTGTGTTGTCCCCTTGGGGTTTAGTAACAGTCTTCACGCAAAGGTAACATAATTCAAGCTGTTGCGCATTTCGTGGTCTCCCTAACATCTGTTTGGCGAAAACCCGCGAGGACCCATTAGGGCTGTCGCGGGCATCTAAGTCATTGGATGGCTTAACGCTGCCATCTGCTTGTTGTCGTGGCCCGCGTTCTGGGAGGAATACGCGGGCCACTACCAACACAGGAAGGCCCATGACGACCCATCCCAATTGTGCGCTATTCTTCGGGCTTAGTCAAGACGCTGCCCTTTGCTATCTCGTAAACGAATATCGGATTCTTGGGGCTGTTGCCCTTGCCGGGGAATCTGCGCACCTTGCCCTGCTTGATTGCCTCCTTAGCACGCTTTACCGCCGTTTCTCTTGCACAGCCCAATAGGACGCCCATCTGCTTGCTGCTGAGAGGTGGTTTGCCCTCAAGCGCCGCCACCAGTTCAAGAACCCAAGTCTGCCACTCTTCGCGATCAACAAGTGCTGCGCCAAATCTGGCCTTTTGGCTGGCTGGTAGTTTGCCAACGTGACCTGCATTGCGCTCTGCCTTGAGCATTGCTGCGCCGACTAGGGATTCTATCTGTGTCGCGTGGGTTGGAACCTTGAATGCAAACCGGCAAACGGCCTTTTTTTCTGCGGCGTTCATGTCTCGGCGCTCCTTGCGGTGTGTGGTGATTTCATTAGGGTGTCTGTGGCGTACCTGCCAATGTCGCCCCCGGCATGCCCGCCAATGCACCTCCAACCGTGACGCTTACACGCCAGCCATACGGTTTTATTTGAAAGCCCAACCTCATCGGCGATGTCTTGCTGCGTACAGTCCCAATCAACAGACGATCCCGCCCGCCAGATTAAAAAGTCGTTTGCTCGTTTAGTCATGCTTCGTCCCCCTCTGAGTCTTGCGTGCCTCTAGCATTGCGTCGGCTAATTCATAGGCGTCTGATGCAAATCGGTCCGCTGGCTCATCAAAATTTATAGAAGCCAACCCCGCCAACGCCTGCCCCGCAAATTCATCGCGCAGGGTTTTGTCGCTGGCAAGTCCACCGGCTGCTTTGAGGGCGGCGCGCTTGGCTACGTCTCGCGCATAAAACTTGTTTGCGGTTTGTTCGCTGAGTTTCCAGTCTGTCATGGTCTTATCCTTTGTTTGCTTCTGTCAGTGGCTTGGGACGTAGCGCGCCTCATATTGCCGCTTCACAGCGGCGGGCCAATCTTGCACGATTTCGCCGTGGGTTATTTTTTGGGCGCGCATCCAGTCAACGAACTTGGCACGTTCTGGTGTGCTGTGAATGCTGCCATTTTCACAAACGCAATCTGGCCGGCGTTCCCGTGCTGCCGCGTGAAGTGATCCGCTGTTTAATGCTGCGATGATGTTCATGGTCTTATCCTTTGTTTGCTTCTGTCCCCACACTACGGTTATCGGCTGACCATAGCAAGCCCTTATTTCGGATATTACAAAATAATAATCAAGGCGTCAGACTGGCGAAATGCTCAAACACAACATATTGCGTCCGGCGGATTGCGGCCATCAGGTCCCCGTCTGTGGCCGTATCCTCATGCGCGTGGCAATCACTGCATCCATGATACGCCCAGAAATCGTGTGGCTTCTGGTTGGCCCCCGCGCCCGCCCTGCGCCTGACGTGACATAAAACCGTTGTTGCGTTGTCGCCATTGCACCACGGCCCTTGCATCTGGCACGGCTGGCCCCTTGCGAAGTCGCGCAGCGCCTTGGACACAAACATTTTGCCGGGTTCACGCACGTCCTTAACCTTGGTTGCCCGCTTCATCTGCTTGCGGGGTTCCTTGGGTGGTGTCTGGCCTTTCTGGTATGCTGGTCGTCCTGTGTTGATCTGGCTCATCTGTTGCCCTCTGGGTCTGTCATGTGGATGCCTTGCGGCAGATACTTGGCCCGCATAGCGTCACCCATCTGGCTAAGTTGTTTGGTGGTCATTGCCGATGTCACTGACACATAATCCATTGCGGCTATCTTTTCCTCTAACGTCAGGTTTTTAAGGTGCTTGAGAAATGCGCAGAAAGCTGGATCGTCGGCCATTAGGATCGGGCAACCTTGGTAAAACTTGCATTCCCGCTTTACTTGGTCAACGGCGCTGTGTGTCTGCTTGGCAATCTCGCCAATCCATTTGTGCAGTAGCGCGTTTTGGCTTATCGTGCGCAATTTGCCTTCTTTGAATGTCAGGGTGAAAGGCACCGGCAAGCCCTCCACCCATTCCGCCAAGCGCCCCGCCTGTTCGGGCGTTACGGCTGACCTCATCATTGCTTACCCCATTGATCTGCCATAGCGTCGGCGATGCCTTGAAACGTTGTGCTTCGAATTTTCCACCGGTCAGGCGACGGCGGCAGATAATGCAAACGCTCCCTGACGTTTTTAGGCAGGTCCATCATTGCAGCGTAGACGTTATTAGCCGGCACCAGGTCAGGAAGACCGTGAAGGAATAGCCCCGTTTTCTTTTGCTCCATATGGCCAAATTGATACGGCTGCACAAATTGAGGGGCGTGCATCTTGCCCAGCCGGCGCAACACGCCAACCGGGTTTTCCATGCAAACCCTGGGCGACACTGCCTTCATCGCGCCCCAAAGATCAACAGTCCACTCAACAGACGCAAGCCGCTCTGCGTATTTTGGTTGGCCCTCTCCATAAGTGCTGTTTCCCGCAACAGTTAAGGCAGTGCAGGGAGGGTGCGCAATAATCAAATCCCACTGCTCTCCCAGCATGTCGTACACGTCGCCTTGGTGATGTGGGCCGGGTGCGTCCGTTGGCAGCAAATCGCAAGATGTCGCATCGCATCCCGCGCGGATGAACGCGTCCCTTACTGTTCCTGAGTATTCGCACCCCACCAAGACCCTCATTCGATGACCGCATACTTGCCCGCGTCTTTGTCATAGTGCAGGTGCAGTTCGGTTGCGCGGGCATGAAGGTGCTGGTTTGCGGCTGGAATGTTGAGCGCCTTTACCTCGGCAATCAGGGCGTTGATGTCGTCAACCGTTTGCGCCTCGTTTACCTTTTCTTGCGTCGTCTTGGGTCGCTCGACCTGCCGCTTGTCTGCGTCTTTTTCATACAGAGCAAGCCCAAACGTGTTGCCAAAGGTGCGTAAGGCACGCTTAAGCGCGTCGGTCTCGGCTTCCTTAACTGCGCTTTCGATCACGTCGCCTTCGTTCTCAGGCTTACCGTTGCCAACCCCTACCGCCAGCCCCTCACGTATCACACCGGCCACGTTTACCCGCACAGCGCATAGATACGAGCAACGCACTTGCTGTTTGGTTTCGCCGCCGTATGTCAGATCAACGATTGCGCGGTGTGACATTTCAAGGCGCGTGACTTCATACGACCAGCCATCCTCGCCAAAGATGCGGTTGGCCTCGCGGATAACGTGCAGCCCGTCCACATATTCGCCAAACTTGCCTTTAGGTGGCGGCTTGACTGCACCAGACGATAGCGGCTTTTGAAGCTCAATCTTTGCTTGGTCCCAGTTCATTAGAAAGCCTCCTTTTCAGTCCAAGTCCGCACAATGGCGTCAGGGATGTCCGCGTGTGTCTTGCGGGCGTATTCTGTTGCAAACACAGCCATTGCGGCTTTGTCGTTGGTGGCGATCCAATTAACCAGCCCGCGCATGTCGCAAACCTCGTGCTTGGTAACGGTCCGCATTCCTTTTACTGTGTCTTTTTGCGCGGCGCTTGCTGCCTTCTTTGCCTCAAGTGCAGCGTGCCGTGCAGCGTCAGCGGCGCGGGCGTCTTCGATGTTGGCGGCGTTTGCCTTTGCTGCCAGCGCCTCGGCGGCGCGTTCTGCGTCGCGTGCGGCCTGCCATGCGGCTTGTCGTTCGGCTTCTTTTTGCGCGGCCAGCTTTGCTTTGAACGGGGCAACAACTGCCACAAGCGCGGCCTGCAACCGGTCAGCGTCTTCGGTGTAGACTTTCACGTCAGCAACCGCAGCCTTCCAGACATCGTGCAGCGGTGCCGTGTGATCTTTGCCAGCTTTAACCAGTGCGCTACGGTAGGATTTTACGCCCTTGATGATTGCATCAACTGCCAGCATCGAAGGCTCGTCCGTTACCGCTTCGCCGTCAGCCCAGTTCAGGCCCTCGCTGATTACGTCGTCGTGTTCAGATGCGCAGACCTCCATTGGTGAAGGCGGGTTGTTGTGTCCCTGTGGGGCTAGATCGGTCATGCCGCTCCCCCTTCGCGCAGATCAAACTCAACGCTAACGGCTGTGAATGCGTCACGTAGCAGCGTTATCGCGTGGACTGGAATTACTGGCGTGTCGGGGTTGTCCAGGTCAGCATTGAATGCGTCAAGGACTGCGCCGAGGTATTCAATCGGGGTTGGGTGTGGTTGTGTCATGTCATGGGTCCTATTGTGTACGTGTTTCGGGGTTATTCAAAATGGCGAGGATGCGCCGCTTTATCGACGCGACTTCTGTATCTTCGCAGTGCGGATCGTTATCGAACAAACTTGCTGCATGACGGACACCATTGCGCCATCCAGAAATGTGTCCAGCTTTGAAGGCGCGGCCCCTCAACGGCAATTCAAGTTGAGAAATCCTGAACGCCTGACGTGCAATAATCACGTGAGCATCGTCGGCAATGCCTTGAAGGTCATCGGGAAACGGCGTTGAGCATATCCGCTTTTGTATCGCCTTGGATTCATCTGATAAGGTCATGTCGGTGCCTATGGCGGTGTCCTGTGCCATGCTCGGAGTCCCTTTATGTTTGCTTGCGCACGCCATCAACATAGGCGCAAATATGTGTGTAAAACGGCTGTAGCTTTTCGATGCGCTCAACCTCTTGGATTAGTGATTGCTGCATTGACTGTAATCGCTTTGCGGCGGCGGCACACGTATCCACTATGTTGTCACGATCAATCATGCAGTCACCATCGTTCGCAATAGCCTCAAGCCACGAAATCACGCCATGAACTGTCTGCATGTCGTCGGTGTGTGAATTTGAATACTCAGGCGGGTATGGTTGTTGTGGCATTGATCTGGTCCTTAATAAGTGTTCATTGTAAAATCAGTACGGGCAACGCCGCCCGATATTTCGTCAGCGAAAAACGGTTTGCGCACCAGGTCCGTCGCCTTGGCCGTGTAACGTCCTTGGCCCCAATATCCAATGCACAGACTATATCAAGCAAGCCCTGACAATTTCAGTATGGTCAATCTGAATTGATTTTATTGTCATGTCATGGCTCCTTTGATACGTTAAGGCAGGCGGGGTGATTGTTACACCGTCGCCTGCCCTGTTGTTTTACATCATCTTTCGGATTTGTCCAAGCGTTAATTTGCTTAGATAAGCATTACAGGCGCAAACGGTATATCCGAATCCGCCAACCCGTCACCATACCCGCCGCCGCTTGGTTGCCCACCCGATCCATAGCCGCCTTGGTCGCTGGACTGCCCGCCACCCTCGGCCTTGCTTTGCAGCGTCACGTCGTTGACGTTGACCGTTAGGTAGGTCTTGCCCTCGCGTTCGCGCTTGGACAACTCGCCGGAAACCGTAATCTTGCCGCCCTTCTGAATGTATTGCGCCACCTTTTCGCCGCGCAACCCAAACCAATTGCAATCAAACCAGATGGTTGTTTTCTTGTCGCCCCAACCGTCATCTACTGCGACAGTCCAGCCCGTGACTTTGCTTTGGCCTGCTTGGCGGACTTCTGCGTTCTTGCCGATGTTGCCTGCGATAACTATACTTTTCATCGTGCTGCATCCTCATACATTTCGACCATTGCATCCTCAGTGGACACGTCGTCGCGGTTACGTTTAGCGCGGGCAATGACAAGGTTAAATGCCCTGAGATCGTGGCCGTTGCCTTTAATTTCGGCATTGAGTTCTTTAATGTTGTCGGCGGCGTCTTGCTTTTCAGCCTCAAGTCGCTGTCGGCGTTCGATGTATTGCTTGATCTCGTTCATGTCATTGGTCCTTCATGGTTTCTGTTGGTTGTAATAGGCTTGGTTTTATTGGGTGTGGTCGCGGTAGGCTTCACAGCCCACGCAAAAACGGCTTCCATCGTCCGCATAATTGTCTAAGCATCCGTCGCAAATCTTGCTGTTGTTTTCGTCAAAAAAGGCTAGGGGCTGTTTACCTGCGCCCATGCTCTCAAGCAATGCTTGATCTGCCTGTAGCGCCCGCATCATTTCCTTATCCATAACTTTCCTCCTCATGGTTTCTGTTGGTTGTAAACGCGATTGCGTTCCAGTCGATGCACGCAACACATTCGATTGCGGCAACTTCCGCACTTATATCATAATGCGCCACCCGTGCAAGCGAAGATGTTACCGTTGTGTGGTCCCTGCGAATGACGCGCCCGATTTGTGATTTGGACTCGTCCGTCCACTTGTCGGCAAGGAAGCAATACACCTGGCGCGGTCGCACGGCTTCGGGCAGGCGTGAGTATCCGCACATAGCCTCTAGCGTTGTCCCGTAGTAATTGGCTGTTGCTTCTGCGATGTCTTGAAGGTTCATTCGTCTGCCCCTACCATGCAATTTCCTTTAAGAGCCTCATCAACTGCGGCCTTGCGTTCGACTGCCGTGCGCAGCGGGAACATATCATCAACCATCGCTTGAATGCGGTCACGCTCGGCCAGCGTCGGGGCGCGGCGTACAGGTTCTGGGTCAGGTTCAGGCTGTTGCAACGCGGCAATCATATGACGTCGCGGGCCAGCCTTGGCCTCACACTCCTTGCGCAATTCGTCCCAAGTAGGCCACCACTTCCAAGCCTTAACAAGTACAGCTTCTCGCACGATGTCTGCCGGATATTGAGCAAGGCGCGATGAATAGGCCGTAACCATCAATGCGCTTTCCATATCGTCACGCGCCCGACTTGCTGAGATAACGGACAATTCGGCAAGCCACGCTTCAATAACGCGGATCGGGGCAGGTGTCTGGAAGTTCTGCAAGTCAGCCAATGCCGAGGCGCGGTCTTCGTTGCTCCCTTGGATTTCACAGCCTGACGCGACTCCGTAGGACGCGAGGTATTCGCCGTTTGGACCTGTCGGGTAGCGGTACTCAATTTTCACCTGCAAGTCTACGCCGTGCGACTTCGCCCGCGATACCGCCGCCGCGTCCATATCCGCCACCTTGTGAGACGCCAGCCACTCCGCGACTTTCGGCAAACTTTCGTGCGTTGCCAAGCCACGTCCGCCATCCTGCGTCCCAATCTTTGAACGTGGTTCCTTTTGCGAGGTGATAGTCTCTAAATTTATCCGCTTCATTATGAATTTCCTTTGCTGAGAATTGTCTAGCTTCTGCGTCTTCGATGTTCTTATCAGACGGAACCCAATCTGGGGGAATGGCAACAGACCGTTTTGCAGGTGCTTTTTTTGTAGATACGCTAGTATCTCTTTTAATTGGTTCTGGTTCTGGTTCTGGTATGGTAGCTTTTCGCTTAAGCGGATCAGTAGCGTTCGATAGGTCCACATTGTTAGTTTTCAAAGCCTTAGCCTTACCGCCGCGCCCCCCATTTTGTTTGTTAACCTCACGTTTCGCTGCAACATTTTGTGCCTCTAAGCGTAACCTTTTGCTGTAAACACCTTGTTCATCGGCTTTGAAAAACCGTTCGATGTTGCCCCAAACCTTCGGCCAGTTACGGCCGCACCGCGCCACACGCTGTAGCTTCTTGTCATCGGCTGGCAGGCTTTCCCCGTCGCGGTTCCACTGCGCCATAAGCAACAGCATGTAGGCCCCAATTTCGGTGGCGTCCAAGTCTAAGGTATCCCCAAGGAAGTCGGAAACCCACAAGGGCATGAATGGTGTGCTGCTCATTCTGTGCGCCCGTGGTTCTCGTGGTAGCCAAATGCTATTTCTGCCGTCTTTCTTGCTTTTATTGCTTCGTCTTTGTCATAAAACTTTCCAAGGTCAACCTTGTATCCCTTAAAGTGTATTTGAGCCACCCACAGTCCAGCCGCCAGCCTGACGCCCATCTGCCCAGACGTGTTGTTTTTGTTAATTGTCTTATTATGTGAGTTTTCAAACCGGCTAACGTCGCGAAGGTTAGATATGCGGTTGTCACTTCTAACGCCGTTGATATGATCAATTTCGCCTTTTGGCCAACTTTCATTTTGCATAGCATAAACAACTCTATGCGCCCTGAAGTTGATTCCAAACAGTTTTCCCATAAGGTATCCGCCGCCGTCAGGGGTAATAAACGCCCTTGAGCCTACAAACCTTGAGTTCCATCTATTGGCTGATACTTTAGAAGCCTTGTCGCAGCCACCAAAAAACCTTGATTCCCTAGCCCTCCAAAAAAGAGCGCCTTTTTCTGCGTCGCAATCCAATACAGATTTTAGAACGTCTGGGGTTATTTCATCTCTTTTCATCGCTACACCATATGCATAGCTAAGACTTGAACCCTCCCAAAAAGAGTGGTAAAAAGACTTAGCTGTTTCAACACCGGCAACATACCTCTTTAACTGGTATAGAGCAAGCCCCTATTAACGTAGGGGCTTGTTTGTTAAGGCGCGGGCTGTTCAATGCGAAACACGATCCGCCCTTCTGGGTGCTTGCCCGCCCATTGCGTAGGATAATCAACGCGAAAATGCTTATCGTCGCAACCCATCGCATCCGCTATGCCGTCAATGTAAGCCTTAAGAGACGACGGCACGTTGTGGATGTCCCCCCTGTATGCCTTGGGGTAGTATTCAACGAATATGGTTGCGTTTGGTATCTTCGGCAATTTGGCTTCAAGACCCACACCCCAAGCATAGGCGCGCGCGGTTTTTGTCAAGCGATCCTTTTTGTGGTGCGTTTTGCTGCGGGCGTTGCTTTGCAGGCCCCGATCAGGCCAGGGAAGTGACAGTTCAATCATTGCTTGCCTCCGGTTCGTTTTCGTCGCGTCGCGCTTTCTGCGGTGCTTTCCATTTGGTCAAAGGTCCATCCCCTCTTGAGCCGGTGGTGCTGGTGGGGCTACGAACAGGTCGGGCTGATCGTATGCCGCTTGGACGCGGGCATCCCATTTGTTGAATTTCGAGATGTTTTCTGAGGCTGGGAGGATTTGTAGGTTCCCATCCCAATGCAGGCCGCAGACATTCTCACCCTGCAAAGGGACAATGTGGTCAACGTGCATGGGGACGCCTGTAAACTCTTGAAGGCGCTTCGCCTGCTTGTATATGGCGTGGACCTTCTTCCAGTTCACCCACTTGGGCGTGGCGCGTAACTTTGCTGCCTTGCGCTTAGCTGTAGTGGCCCTGCGCTTGTCCTTATTGCGGATCGCCCAATCGGCGTGTTGAGCCGCCCGTTTATCCTTGTTGCGGTTGTGAAATGCCTGCCAAGTTTCTTTGGCCTTTTCTGGGTTGGCTTTGCGCCACTCGGCGGCCTTAGCATTGAGGCGTTTCTTGTTTTCCTTGGCCCACTCGCGGTTCCTCTCGCGGTGGCATTCATGGCACCATGAAGTGAACCCACGCTTGTATCGCGGGTCTGCCTTGAACTCAGAAGATGGCATGTATTGGCCGCATCTTTTGCAGAGGATATCATTCATCGAAAATATCCCTCTGCTGATGCACAACTTGCTTTGGCGCGGGGACAAAAAAGTCGGGTTGCTCGTAAGCCTTACGCACCCTTTCAACCGCTATCTCAAAATAGTCGGGATCAAGTTCAATGCCGATTCCCTTGCGGCCTAGCTTGGCGCACGCAACTAGGGTTGTGCCGCTGCCCATGAACGGGTCGAGGATTGTTTCGGCGTTGGGTAGGAAGCCAAGGCACCATTCCATGAGGGCGACGGGCTTTTGGGTGGGGTGTTGTTTGTCATATCCCAAAACGCTCTTGCTAAATATCTTGGCGTTGCAGTCTTTAGACCTCCAAGCCATTTCGCACATTGCAAGACTAAAATTTTCGGGCTGCTTTTTGTCCCATATCATAAAGCCCCTAGAAGGCGGAAGATTGAAGTAGTTCCCACCCCATATTATTTGCTCATCTGATATGTTGAGCATAGCATCAATGTGCGCGTCTGTTGCCGCAAACGTGTCCCAGTCTTTTTTCTTATGCTTGTGTCGTACATGGTCTGCCGCAATCCCAATCCCATAAGGCGGATCGGTTAGAATTGCCAAGCCACCATCTACCGCGTCCACCTTCCCAAGCGCGGGCATCACCTCAAGGCAATCACCCAGATACAGCGTGCAACCGCCTATGACTTCTTTGCGTGTCCATGGGTCATTCATCTTTTTGCCTTGTACGTTGCAATGAACGCCTTGATCTTCTCGCGCATTTCGTGGCGCAACTGCCGCCCGCTTTCTAGCTGGCCGATCAGGTTCGCATCGCCCACGGCGTGCTTGCCAAACATTGTCTTTGCCATGCCGGTCTTTGCGCGAAACTTTGCAATCTGGTCTAGGACTTTTTGCTCTGCGGGGTTTATCATTCGCATTTGGTATTCCTTTGCTGGGCTTATCATGTGCCTACCTTCGGTTATTGCCGCTGGATTGTCAACGTGACAATTCTGCATTGTCCGAAAATAACGCTTGCCATGTGAGATTGCCTGCCGTATGGTAAGGCAGAAGAAACCAACCAACGGAGACGATCATGACCACGGCCACATCAATACACAACGCCACAAACATTAGAACAAGCGGCGTGTCATACAACAACTCAAACGGAATAAATTTGATAATTGAAACAGACGGCCATTGGGGGACGCTTCCGCACACTGTCACCATATTTGACCTGCCGACGCACATCGTCGAGGCGCTGGAAAACCTACTTGGCAACGGCGGCGTAAAGCCTGCATTGAGCGAGGCAGATATTCGCGCAGAAACAAAGGAAACAACATGACCGACCTCCCAAAATATCACAGCTTACCGCCGTTGACGCCACACAAGCCAACGCCGACAATCCCGCAGATGTCGGACCGGCACGAGCGCCAGATATTCACACACAAGGCCGAGCGCGTGGTCAATCAAGTCTTGGCGTTTGCCTTGACCGTCTTGGCCGTCGTATTTGTTGGCGGGCTGATGTATAAAACTTTTGTGTGGGGGTATTAAAATGACTGATACAAGCAAAGCCGCGCAAGACCACGCCGCAGATATGTGCGAGGCTGTAAAATCTGCTGTTTATGAGTTTGCAGACAGGGTTCCTCTTGCCACTGCAATTGGAGTTTTGGCAATAGCGCAACGCGAAATCCTAGATGAACAAGAATAAGGAAACAAAATGATACTTGGATACATTTTAATTTGCGGATTCGGGCCACTTGAGCCGGGATCAATC